TGAAGGACCTATTTTCCTAGTTTTGCTCGCTGATTGAGAACAATTAGACTCTCACAGAATTGACCCCGCAATTCTAGATGAGTCTGAACACTGTTTCTTTTAATTCTTTTGAGAGATAGTGTTGTGACTGTGTGACATAGGTGCAGTCAAGAGATCTAATGCTTTAAAATTTAGATCAAAAGAATTCCCAGTAAGTTACTCTGGTGAATAGATGCTAGCCCTCGTCATTTGACAAAAACACTCAGGTTGAGTAAGGGCTTTTCGTCAGGGCATATGTTTGAATGTTACCAAAGACACATTAACATATGCCTGAAGAGACATTCCAGTCATGGAATGGGCTGGCAATAAGCAGGTGAAGGTTTGATCGTCTACGATAAACTGGGGGCGCTGGGACCGACTTGAATGCTTATGAACGCTGGTAAAAATGACTAGTTTTTGGTTACACCAAATATTGGCCCAGAATGGGCAAGTGGCAACTGGCAATGCTGCGTGAGGTAAGGCCTCTTTAAAAGAATTCGAGATCGTGTGTCGGGACACATCTCAATTTGAAGCTCGCCACAGAGCGGTGCTATGGTTTGCGGGTTATGCCGATCTTACTAAGCGCGACAGGTTCGCTCATATCTTGAGGGGAGGCGCTCCCTCCCCGTCTTGAGTAGGCCCAATGGCTCCTTATGCCGGATGCAGCAATCTAGATCGCTCTGTGGAGTTGATTGAAAAAGCGCCCTTCAGCGTTGATTGTCATAGTAATAGATACCGATACAACAAATTATGGTGGCGGAGACACCCAAACCTCCACACATTCTAGGGAACAGGCTGTCGCCGCAGCCATGTCCCCTAGCGGTATTACCGCTTCTGCGGGAATCCCAATCTCGATTGACGCAACTCCTCATCGGGACGAACACAGCGATCCAAGTCTTCCAAAAGACCGTGATGGAGATTTTTCGTCTTCTTTGGACTCTGCAGCGGTTACAACTACCGTTATATCAGCATGCGTTCCTGGGATTGGCGTACCGCTCGCGCGAGCTTTTCATCGTGTGGCTTTCACTACCGAAGACGTCCCAGCTAATGTTCTCCGTGCAGTCGATGCTGGATCCTCGAAACCATTACTTTGGCCCATGGTTTCAACCGATACTAACGGTCCGATCCTCTCCACTGCTGGGAGAGTCTCTGATGGAATTGCTGAGTACGCAGCGCGTGATGATGCTCTCGTCCGAAAGCACACTGCCACAGACTCAGCACGCAGCATTGGCAATTGGGGAGCCATCGCCGCCGATTCCTACATTGCCAAAGCGCTTGCAGCAGTCAGATCATGTGCCACCACCCCTTCCCTCACCGGCGCCGCGACCCCAGGAGCCATGGCTCTCCACTTCGCCTCAGGTGCTAGAATACGAGATGATTTATGGGACACCGTCCCCCAGGTTGGAACTATCAAGATTAAGCACTGTCCCTGGGCACGTAGTTGGAACTCAACACAGTCCATCGACATATGGTCTGGTTCCGATTTCATCAAATCCAATATATTCCAGGCCGACTTGGGCAATCACGATTGGACCCTTGGGAAGGTGATCATGTGGGCCAGTTGCTTAGGCTATGGTCGTGGTGCTACGGAGCATGTGCGCGACGCGGGCGATCAAGGACTATCTATTGCCTTTTATGATGCTAACAACCGGGCGCCACTGCTTTGCGGCTTGATCATCCGCCCAGGTGCAGACGCTGGGGGTGCTCCAGATTACGAAGATATTGACATCACTTTTGACGGAGACGATAACATGGGAGGCAGCTCAGCTGGAGTGACGCCTTTTGATCTTCAGGCTCGAAGTCAGCGTGCTGTGTGGTTTGGTGGTGATGATGATGATCGTGTGCGACATGTTGGCGTGATTGCGCTTCCAATCCTGGCAGGTGTCACAGATGTGGCAGGTAATGGAACGCCTGTCCCTCCCCGCGTTCCGCGAGCGGCAGAAGCACTCTTAGATGTACAGCTTTATCTTACGTATATCGATGATGTTCGCATTGGTGTCAGGGGTGGTCTGGGTCAGATGATCAACTGGGGCCCAGCATGGATCGCGCCTATCAATCCAGCGAATCCTGCTGGACCAGGAAACGCCAGGTTCACTGCTGATGCCAACAAATGGGTGGCTGCTGTAGGCGTGGGAGATATTGATACCGTCTTTGATAGGTGGAGTCCTATCATTGGCAATGCTATTGCTTTCCTCGTCCCACCAGGACTCAAGATGCCTTTCTCCGATAGTGGTGATCCGGAGCCAGAGGCTGCCATAAATGGAAATCAGATGAGTGTTGATTCTATTAATCTTTGGCGCTGGTTCGCGTCGATTGTGCGTGGTACTGGTTGCGTCAATCAGGCTATTCATCTGGCCATGCAGTTGCGAGTCTCTGATCCTGGAGTCCAGCATCCAGCGCACGGGCGTGATGGTGTCTTGGTCTCTCCTATGTATTGCACTCCTTCCGTGATTGTTACGGTCCCTGGATTATCGCCTCTCGTTTGGTGGGGTATGCTGCAGGAGCTATATCTTCCCCGCTTTAGTGAGCAGTATCCTCTGTTTGTCACACCGCTCAGCGCAGCAGAAATATTGAGAGCTCTTCATTGTGTGACGGCTATGCAAGTGGACATCCATCGTTCTAGGACTGGACTTTCAGCAGCTCAGTCTTTGGTTGGGCACTCTCCTAATCCCAATGACTTGGAGGCAATCTCTCAGCAGCGAACAATGATGCGTGTTTATGTCGAGAGTATCAATGCAGCATTCAATGGCTCCGCTATCAAGGGGGGGTCTGGATTTGCGCTATGGCATCCGCAGGTAGCAAATCGGGTGATGGCAAAGTATAATTGGGCACACATCACGACCTCTTATGCTGACGAGTGGCCAAATTCTCCTCTTGCGGGTGGAGCTGCGCTTCCTATTGGAGTCTCACCGACGCGCATTCCTATCTGTTTCTACCCATATCTGTTTGACGAGAATTATCCTCTCTCGCGTGACCTAGATGCGTTGCCAGATCCAGTCTTCTGCACTGGTCTCAACCCGCCGGCACGCGCTGTCTCTGAGATCCAATACGGGAAGGGTTACGGTAACGGGAGTCCTCTCTTCATGACCATAGGAGACACCGATGATCAGCCAGCTTTGGGGGCCTGTGCCGCATGGGTAGGCCGCAATGATCTTGCTTTTTGGCCTCTTACCGTGCCTAACCTGCGCGGTACCATCTTTGTGGGAGATTTCTTAGGACCCGACATTGGTGCTGGTGGCGTGGCATCTTCTCGTCGAACCATTCTCTCTATTCCATCTGAAAATATTCGCTACGGGGCTCAAAATCCATTGAATGTTTATTTAGCAAGGCCTACGCATATGGTTGAGACGCTGGTTGAGCCCTACTTTAGAGTACTTCTCCCAGCTCGCCTTACTCCCCGGGCCCAGCCTTCCACGACACGCCAAACCCATATCGCAAATTTATTTGCAGGCTTTCACATTTAGGTGGAATAAGACCTACTCTCGATATGGCTACTCAACTGGAGACAGGACTTGATGATGCAAGTTTGGATGTATTACTTGGGTGCGACCCGACTTCGGATATTCTCCCGAATCGGTCACTCGCTGCCGAGGAATTCAAATCTTTCAAGGTCAGGTGCTTGACTCAGGACTTTAAGGCGTCATCTTGGACCTCAGAGTGGTTTTCAGGACTTCAGAGACAGTATAGGGGTGTAACTCCTAGTGATTTAGAAAAATATGGTCACATAGGGAGGGGAGAGGTTCGGCGGCAGTTTGCTTTTGGTTTTTCTTTGCTACCGAAGGAAGTGCACGATTTTGTATATTTTATATTAGTGGAGGATCTTAATTTAAATTTAATTAATAATGATATTTTGCTGACAGCCCTTAAGGAGCTATCAGATTTGTCTAAGCATCACGGGGCCTTGCTCTTTGGAGATTACTGGCCATATTTGACTGAGACGCATTTGCTATTTGGAGCGGAACCTATGACTGATGATGCCGCAGAGAGGATGCTTAATCAATTTACAGATTGGGTTTTTACTCCTAAGGAGGAGGATGAGCCAGGATCGTTGCGAGAAGAGGTTATCCTGCGAGGTCTTGATCTTCTCTTTGCACGCGTTCCAAAGACGAAGGCTGCTGATTTCGATGAGTTTGTGAAAAATCCTTCCCGTTGGTTGGCTAATGGTGCATCCGATGCAGATGAAAAATTATTGGGTGCAAAGAAGACCAAGTTTGCTAGCTTTCTAGGTGCATCCAGAGATGATATCATGCGCCGGCTACTTAGCGAGGACCCGCCCATATATCGTTTTCTTGAAAAGAGGGAGAGAGGTAAGATCCGCAATCTGGTTTCAGGTGCAAACGACCTTAACGACCAGATGGCTTTTCTTGGCATGAATATCACTAATGTGATTTATGATACTGTCGCTTCTTCGCTTGGCAAAGGTTGGTCTTTTGAGTCATGGTTAGAGTGGTCTACCAATATGCGCAGTGAGCTAGGTGTTGGAATTGATCAGTCAACGTTCGATCATGTTCCTTCGATGCGTGTGTTACAGAAAGTGGTAGATGAATTGGCTGATCGTGGGGCCGGTGATAATGTGTTTGCGCAGCGTGTAGCAGCATGCTTGAAGAGTCGTTTTTCTAGAGGCATTATTCATGCTCAGCTTGGTTCAAGGTCTAAATCACTTCCTCATCGGCGGGGTGTGCTATCGGGC